ACACCCATATCTACCAGCTTTTTCATGGCTCCTTCAGGATCCGATATGGCTTGAGCAGCAAGCAATTGCCTTGTTTGAGGATCAAGACCTTCAATCAATGCAGAGGACACTCCGGGAATAGATATTCCTTGACCACCACCAGTAAACAGTTGCTTCAATGAGTTTGAGAGTTGTTGTTTCTTGGCAAGATCGATGTCTTCTTTGGTCATTCCCAATTGTTGAGCGCCCAATTCCAAACGCATCTTGGCAAGGTCATTCTCTTTTTTCTGCTGCTCTCCTCGATATTGACCAACCTCACCAACTACATTACCCAAAGACTCCCCAAATGAACCACCACGGGTGGGAGTCAAGAATCCTTTGCTTAGAGACAAAAGAAAATTGGCGGCATCAGGACGCGATCTTGCCTCCAACGAGGCCAGCAAAGCCTGCTGCTGCTTGATCAGCGCGGCCTTTTCCTGCATGTACTTTTCAGTAGCCGCAGTAACAGGGTCTGAAGGAATTGCTTTAGAAGCAATATCCGGAGCCTCTGTAGGCTCTATTGACGAAAGAGCGCCTTGAATTTGATCTTCAGCCATGATTATTCGTCTCCCAAATTTATATCTGAATAATCCCCATAATATTCATTTGAGTCTGGAATCCCAAGAATATTTTGCATTTCACCTGTATCAAATGAGTTTTCAGAATTTACCGTTTGGCCGGATGAATTCCCGCTAGGAATCATATTTTTTAGCCCAGCAAGCAAATCCGCCCAAGGGGTTGATTGTGCCCCTCCCGAAGTTTGATATGGCTTCAGAAGCTGGGAAATGCTTGCCAATGTACCCGCACCACCAGAAACCATACCGCCAAGCAAAGCCGCTGGAGACTGCTGATAAGCACCCGGCATAGGCCCAGTATAGGTCTGAGTCGTAGAGGTGGGCACTTGAAAGCCCCTCAGAAGGTTTGCCACATTAGCAGCCGCTGTCATCGGATAATTCAGCCTCTGTTGCTCAAGAGCTTGTTGCTGCGCCCCCAGACCGGAAAGAACTGACAGCCCACCAGTTCCCTGCTCATATTGCTGCCCGCCAAGCTTGCCCAAAGTCTGAGCAGCTTGATTTTGAGCTTGTTGCTGCGCTTGTGCGGACTTCAAGGCATTGTCAAATCCACTAGACAGAGCCACAGATTGTTTCCCAAGAATGTCTCTATTCACATCCCTAGCCAAATTTCCATACACTTCCATACCGCGTCTAGAGCCAAATTGACCGGATCCAACAGCCCCAGCAGTAGCTCCGGGGGCAAGTGTTTGCTGCCAATTTTGCTGACCCAATCTCCCAATTTCATTGATTACACTTTGCGTGTAAGGATTCATGTAATTCGAGATCATGCTCGTTGCAGGATCTGCAGACTCACCAGCCAGTGTTTGAGCTTGAGTTAGCGCACCTTGTCCAGCATTGACGGCATTCGGTGCCGCAGCAAAAGCCCGATTCTGCAGGGCGCTAAAATCCGCTACGCCCCCTTGAGTTACGGCATTCTGTCCGGTAGTGGCAAGACCACTCAAAAAGTCGCTGTACCAATCCGGCGCAGTAGTAGAGGTGGATTGGGTCGTTTTAACATCGGGCATTGCAGCGCCCTGAAAAAAATCAGCCATGATTGCTTCCTTTTTGAGCGGCCTTCAGGTATGACAAAGGGTTCTTCGCTTTTGGGGGTATTTTATCCACAGATGCGGATCGTTTGTGCTTTCGGATTTCCTGCCTAAACTGATCTAACACCTCTGCTCCGGCTTTAGAAGATCCATCTCCCAAAGCCGCTACGGTATCAGCGTCAATCACATATTCACCGTCAGACAGCATTGTGGGGATATCGTCTGACTGGCCGGTTCCGGGACCGCCCACAGCAAATCCTTGGGCATGATGTCTTGCGTACATCCTATCTTCAGGCCCGGGGACATGCTCAACAGGATGGTCAACCATACCGCCAATTGCATATCCTCTTTTTTGAATTTGATCAACAAATCCTTGCCACAAAGGCATCACTTGACCCGCCTGCCCAGTGGACAACATCTGAGGTGATAGATAACCCCTCTTTGATGGGTCTTCAAATTTGTTGTCTTGCTTGACGTTAAATTGCTCTGAAATAGATTGCAAAGGCCCAGCAGCAGATGGGGTAGTTGGTGGTTTGGAGGGCTTTGAGGTTGTCCCTGTTCCAAAATTTGTCGTGTAAGCAGGAAGATCAGACGCGTCAATCACGCCACCGCTTGGAAGATATGCCTTGGTCGTATCCAAAGAACTAAGATCGGTTGCCTCATCGCCAATAAGCCCAAGATCCTTGTAAAGCTGCAAAGGATCATTGCCGAGCATGGATTTATCTTGCTCTTCGTTTACCTGCGCCCATGTCTTAGTAGATGGGTCTGTCATATCTGTATAACCGATACGATCTACTACCTCTCCGGTATAGGTATCAACAACTGTTTTAGTTCCATTGTCCTGCTGAACGGTTTCGTATCTATCCGGCTGTGATTCCGTTGTTGATACAAGATTTCCATCTTGATCCGTAACAACATACGAGCCAGATTCATCAATAGTCACATTCGTTCCGGGAGGAAGTTCAGGCTCCCATGTGCTCAATGCGCCAGATGAAACAGTTTGCTCTGGAACCGTTTCCGTTACTTGTGGCTGAAGCCCCTCTAAAATGCCACCAGTTGGCATCCCAAGAGATTGATTCATTTGTCCAGTATCAAAGGTGTTTTGATAGGTATCAGATGGTTGATATATGGGGAAATCCGCTTGCTCTTGAGGAAACTCAGAAACAGGCTCTACATTACCTGTTGCTGTGTTGTAGGTATAACCAACGGGCAAGGCGCGTCCAGCTTCTTCATTGTAGTAATAGCCTTCAGGAATTGTGACTTGCTGCGACCAGTCTGGGCCAGTCCACGCATAATTATCTGGCTGCTCATCCGGAACAACCGTTGATGTAAAACTAGACTGTTCTTGTGTTGGCTGTGGCGTGAACATTTCAGGCGTGATGTCCGGATTGACAAGCGCCTCGGCCATGCCCGCATCAGTTTCATCAAAAACTGATGGATAGGTAGTATCTTCGGCTCTATATTGATAGCCGCCAGAATTCAGAATATCCTTGACTGACTGATTTACTGTAGGGGTAATTGCTGATCCCAGTGCATTAGCACCAGCCGCAGCAAGGTTAAAGTCTTGCCCAGTCAAAGCTTGATTTGCCAAAGTGATTACCGCAGGCATTGCTTCGCTAGGAACAATACCCTTCAATGCTTCTGCTATTTTTTGATCAATGGTGCCTAAAGCCGCAGAAGTAATCAGTCTAGTAGGGTCAATATCTCCAGTAGAAATCAACTGACCAACGGCAGACTTACCCGCCGCCAATATCCCCGGATCAATTCCAGCGGTCATATCAGATGGAAGTTGTAATCCACCAGAAACCCCACTAACGAGCAAAGATGCTGGGTCGATATTTCCAGTCAATGCCAATTGAGTTAAGCCAGACCTAATAGCGCTTGATGCAAGTCTTGACGGGTCAATCAACGAGCTTAAACCGCCAGAGGTGGTGGCTGCAGTAGTGCCAGCCGTTGCGCCAGCGGCCTCACCAGCGGTCCCCAAAGTTGAACCCACGGTATCGGCAATGCTGGATCCTAAAGACCCTAGACCACCCATAATTGCTGGCCCAGCAAACGCCAGTATGGGGGTTAAAGCCCCCTCTGCAGCCATTTCCCGAAGACCGCTTGCCGTGTCTAGAAATGGACGTAGAGCGCCACCCAAAAAGCTGTCGCCAGCCTCATCTGCTTGTTTTTGCCTTTCCGCACCCCAAGCTTGAGCCTGCTGAAATTCTGGCAACTGCTGCAGATTCTGCATGGCAGTCTGACCGCCGGGAAGCATCTCAAACAACTTTGCCGGAAGCTCGCCATCATTAAAATCTTTGTCAGTAAATCCATTAAACTGCGCATTCTGATTCGCAGTCATGTTCTGTACGGCTTGAGTCCAATCAAAATTAGCAGGTACGTTAGGTGCTGCCGCACGAATCATTTCAACGTTTTTTGCCAAGTATGCATCTGGAACCTGCGCATACCTAGAAAGAGCGTATTCAAGAGATCCCGGTTGCCCATGTTGCAGGCTTGGATCAGAAAGCCTGTCTAAGGTGCTTTGATAGGATGAGAAGGTTCTCGGATCAACCGGAACCATGCCGCCGCCAGCGGGCAGTTGGTATATCTCCATTCCCACAGGGAAATCCCCGGAGTTTGGGTCAAACTCAAAGCTGTTCCCATCCCCATCCATTGCCAAGTACCGCGCAGGGGACAAAGGTGCAGGGGGCGGCGCTACTGACTCTACCGTAGGCGCAACGGGTTCTGGCGCAAGCGCCGGTTGAGGTTGAGCAATGGGTTGAGGCTCCGGAACGGGTGCCAATGCGGGCGCAGGTGCAGCAACAGGTGCTGGCTGGGCCATAGAACTTGGGTAGTTCGCCGGGTCCACCCACACCATATTGTCATCGCCAACAACTTGGTAGACCTGCGATCCAGCCGGCACAGGACCACTTTCTGGATCATACTGAAATCCTTCACCGTCTGCATTAATCACATAGTACATATCGTTACCCTTTAATTCTTGGAATTAATGGCGTTCACAAGTATTTCAGCCCATTCTTGCCAATCATTAAACAAGTAAGGCGATGGAATTGATTCGTTTTGAAACACATCAATTGCCATTAATCCAGCAGCCCATTCCTTCCACCTTTCTTCAGATACACCTATCTGAAGTTGCTGGGCAGCATAACCCTCACACATCAAGGCAGACCACGACTCAAAGGTGTGATAGCGAGGGTCATAAACAAGAGCAAGTTCAGCCATTAATACGGCCTCACATCACCAATGTTGGCGCTAAGTAGTATGTTACCCAGTTGGTAATCACCACCCTGAACATCACTTACAAATATCAATCGCATCTCTCGACGCTGCTCCCTCAGATCAACCTTTCCATCCGTTGGAGAGAAAGTATATGGGCCAGTCGTTTGATCTTCTTTTTGCGCAAACGGTCTTCCGGTGATAAAAAGCTGCATGTCTCCGGTCTGAATGAAATCAGGCTCAAGCCTTTCCAGATGAATCCAAAAGTTTTCACCAACCATAGAGGGTTGAGATGGCCCTCCCGATACAAGTCCAAGATCATTTGTTTCAAAAGAACTACGAATAGCCCTTTGAACCTGACCAACAATCTCATCAGTTCCAATCTCATGCTGCCAAAGACTCACCCTGTCTGGAGTGCTATTGAATTCGGCATTCACCGTGTCTGTGGCGGTACATTGAGCAGATAGCGTTATATCGTAGTAACCAGTGGTTGCGCTTGGAGCAATTGCAACAATAGTTGTTCCATCAGGAACACCGGCGGCAACCACAAGCATTCCGGCATATAGCTGATTACTGATTGCCGTAGTAATAACATCGCTTCCATTTGTTGTATCAATGTCCTGCTCAAAAATGGTTGTCTCTACGGACAAATCTTCTCCAGCCATTACTGGGTAACGAAATACTTGAGAGAAATATCCAGCCGTTCTTGTTGCCCCAACAGCGGTTCCAAGGTCATACCAAGTCTTCTCTCGAATGTTGTAGATAATTGCATCGTTACATTCGACAGAATCACCACGCGGGTAGAACCACCAAATCTCACCAAATCTTGGAACTTTTGTTGCCCAAACCTTTTGTCTTTGACTGTAATTCAGATTGTCAAAGAAGTAGTTCTGATTCATTGAATTTGGAAGGTCAACGATGGTTCCGTTGTACAGAAAGAACCTATCCACTCCAATCCAATAGTAAAGCCCGTCATACTCAATCACACATTGGCTTGAAAGAATCGTTGACGATCCAATCGTGTCATATCGCCAATAAAGCTGTTGCACCCCTACCGTAGTGGGGGCATAGCTAACCCTGATCAACGAATCCAATGCCCAAAAAAGCGCAGACGGAGAATTTGAACCGCCCCGAATCGGAAGCCCTTTCACCACCTTTTGGCTGGATATGTTCGTCTCGTTTGCGTCTGCACTGTTCCAGTCAAACACATTCCCTGCAGAGCAGTTCTTGATTAGTCCATCATCACCGTACACAAAAACATACGGGTGAATTGAAACCACTCCTCCGGATACTTCAATGTAATCTCCAGAGGGAGACGATCCAGAGGTGTCCTGCAAAGGGTACATAGTGGATCCACCGGGAAATCCAGCCATTACCGCTGTGGTTGTGGTGCTGTCAATTTCCGCTAGATTTTGGCCGGGATGAGAAAGTATGAGATTACTTCCGCTACCAGTAGCATCAAAAAAACCGTCAAACTGCCATAGGTTCAAATCTGAGGCTGTGAACTTGCTATTTACCGTGTCCACTTCAATTGAAAATCCAGTGCCCCCACCAATTGACGCATTGTTTGCCGCTAAAACATCGCCAGCCAGATATCCGTTACCAGTTGTGGTCAGAGTAACTGTAGAAACAGCCCCACCAGATACAACAATGGTTGCAACAGCGCCAGTTCCAGAACCTCCAGTCAAAGGTATTGATGTGTAGGTTGCATTTGCATACCCAGAACCACCGATTAGTCCTGTCAATGTAAGGATAGGTGCGGCAGTCATGTCATACTCTGTGATACCAGCACCAATTCCGGTGTTATTACACTCAAATCGCTCTACGCCATTGTTGTAACCGTTAAATATACGGTTCACACCATCCTGAGAATCAACGTAAATTCCTCTTGAATAGCCTTTAATGGCATTCGTCATCTGACGATAACCGCCAATCTTTCTTGGCCTTCCACGTTGAAACCTAACCCACTCTCCAGCACTGTAAAACTGCTTATCCAGCACAGTTCCATCGCGTTGAATCCCGGGCTTTGTGTCCAGAGAAAAGACCTTCTTGGTCATTTAGAACGTCCCGCCAAAGACGCCACCAATAAAGTTTCCAGTTCCAGTTGCTGCACTGTTCCCGGTTACTGAAGTCCCAGACGCAGTTACTGCTAGCCTATTCACACCAAGAATAGATACATCCCACTGACCATTACCGGCTCGATAAACGCCTGTGGTTGGCTCTGCGGAAAAATACAAGGCTGGAGAGCTTACGGAACCATTGATCAAACCGATTGATGTCGATCCAGCCAAAGTGGTGTTGGCGTTCACAAGGTTAGACGAATCGCAAATCAGCGTGGCCTGCTGGTTTGAATCAATCGTCGCATCTCCACCGCCAGTATTTGTGCTGATCGTGACGGTGTAATTCGCCACAGTTCCATCAGTGGCATTCTGGATGTAATAAACCTGAACAGTTGGCGGAACAATGATAATCACGTTCCCGGTCAAAGTTCCGGTGTACTTCTGAATGACGTTTGATGCCTCAGAACTGGTCAGAGTATAAGTTCCTGAAGTCACCTGTTTGGTGAACTGAGAAAAATTGAACTGAGTGTTTTTTCCAAGACCAACAGAGTAAAACTGACCACCAGCACAAGCAATGAAACAGGAGTCACTTTGCTGAAGGTCAACAGAACCAGATCCGTTAAACGTATCTGTGCTTTGACAATCAACGGTCAAAAGACCTGTCCCTGAATTCCTAACCTGCATGAACCAATCATTTCCAACGTTAGAACCAAGTGGGAGCGTAAGGGTTCCAGCGCCACCCGTCCAAACGTACAGGGACGCCCTATCAGCATCAAGAGCCGTGTAGTCATTGGAGAACAGGTTGACCGGAGAAGATTGATTTAGGGTCGTTCCAATCGCTTTGAGGCCATATCCAGCAAGTGTTACCGCATCGGCATTAGAAGAACCAACACCAAACGCAATAATTCCCCAAGTACCGTATTCGTCCGGATTGTCTGTTATGTAAATATACTTAGACTCTCCTGCCAAAATAGTGCAAATAGACGAATCGCCGGTATAGTCTTTTACTTCAAACGTCTCAGATCCTACGTTCCTGATCAGTGCATCTGTACCAACAGATGTCTGATTTGCAGGCGGCATCCAAAGCTCAAGGCTTGCAGCGTCAGCCGTAACCTGCATGATCCTAGCCGCATAATCACCATCAACATTTCCATTGATGGGCCATGCAAGCTGCGTGTTTGCAGATAAAGTTATCTCTCGGAACGAAACATCAGTAGGCTGAATGACGTTCCCGGTAAATGGACTATTGAAGCTCATATTAAGTATCCAAGACGTTAGCCTGTCGATCACCGATTCTTTGAACATCCTCTGATTTCAAAGTGGCGATGATTCGATCATAGTTGGATTGCCACATGGGCATCCGCTCATCATTCTTCAGAAAAGGCATGGACTGCAACAACGATCCGTACAAAAGCGCTTGAGGAGCATAGATCGTGAACCAGTTGGTCTGATTTGAAGAATCCAAAGGTTGAATTCGCTCGTAATACAAGACCTCATAGGCATAGTCAGACGCCGGAGTTGGAGCTACCAGCCAGTGAGTGTAATCATAATCAGCGTAATACTTTGGTCTGTCAGTTTGCGTTGAATCAGGCCAGTATTCGCGCAAATACTCATACTTTCTCAGCAACACAGGATATCGCTCGCCAGCAACGGTTACGTTCATGCTCACGGTCTTGTGCCAGCGGGCAGGCTTGTCAATCACTGGCTGGTTTTGAATCATCGTGCTTGTAACTACAGTCAAATTTCCAAGAAACTTGATCTGGGCAGCAATATCCTGCTCGCACAGCATGATGAAAAGAGGAATCTTCTCAAGGGTAGCCGTGTCTGTTCTTTCCAGATAGGACTGGATGTTCTCGACCAAAGAATCATAGGTCATGACAGAGGCCGTGGTCATGAAGATTTTCCTATCTTGTCAATCATTTAAGTAAATACTGTGACGCCAGTTTTGTCAATGAAATTAAGCTTTAGACATCTCTATTGCCATATGACGTACTGCTACCACTCGCTTACCCCATCCACGCCCAAAGGTTCCCCATGTGGCTAGAGACTGCAGGAACAATAGACGCTGCTCTATCAGCATTTCTACCAGTTTTTCCGGGTCTTTCTCGGCCACGGCAGCAAGCGTTTTTGGCCCTATCTGACCGTCTGGATTGGCTCCTACGCACTGTTGCAGCCACTTGACTGAGCGGCTTACCCCACTATTCACAGCCGCATCAAAGACGCAGTAATCCACCCCATCGGGAAGATCGTCGCACCTTGCCAAGTCCCAATACATTTCCTTGTAGAAAGGGGCAACCGTTGCAGGGGTTAGCTCTCGCATCTCCTCTTCGGTTACAGGCTCCTTCTTCCAAGCCTCCCATGCCCTCTTGGTAACACCAAGATTGGTCATCCCACCGGGGTCCAGTGGATGGTTGGAAAACCCACCCTCATGGTGGAGGGTGGTAGCCAAGGACTTGGCGAAGTTATCTTTCATCTTCACTCTCTCGAAACTTCATGCCAGCCAATAATCCAATGAAACCGCCGACAATCGTCTGAAACGCAGGGCTGATAAGAGAAAATATCTCGCCGTTGTCAACGTCCGGTGTGAAAAGGCCAACACACATTACGCCCACCATAGATAATAAGATTACGCAAAGCGTAACGCTTACCATCACGGTGACGGCAGAGATAACCCTGTCTTTCACTTGTTACCCGGATCAGCCTTGACAGCACCACCCAAACCAAGAGCAGCAGCGATGCCTTGAGCCAGCATCTGGTATTGCGGGGGAACCATCGGGATTGCGATTGCGAAAACAACACCCAGCCCAGCCATTGTGGAGGGTTCACCAAAACGCTTTCTAAGCCAGCCCATATCTATCTCCTATTTTTGAAGTTCGTGCTTCAGGAACAACCATACTGCGTAAAAAAGCCCAGTAACGATTGATATTGCACCATACTTAGCCACATGCTCGATCATCATCTTGTAAAAGGCGGTACGGGTCTTTTCCTTCTCTATGTGGGTCTGCACCCACAGATGATGGTCGTAATGCTCAGAATCAGAGACACTGCGGGACTGTTGCAAAGCCTTCACCATAGCCATGGAAAGCTTCTCGCAGATTTCCTCAATGTTCTCGCTTGTCACGGCGACTCTTTCTTTTCTTCTTGAACCTGCGGTGCAGCTTGTGCTTGAATCTTCATGATGAGGGCTTGCACCTGAACGAAGGGCATCTGACCCAGCGCATTCAAGATTCCATTGACTTCTGCAATTTCGAGTTCAAGCTTCAACATGTTTTTCCTTTCATGCTTCAAGCAGCGCGACCCGGCTGCGGAGGGACTGGATCAGGGATTGCTGTTCTTGGATGGCTTTCAACATCGCGTACTGAAGATCGGTTTGGTAGATCGACAGGCGTACCTTGGGGTCCTCAGGGGTGCCCCAGTTGCTTTCCATCACCAACTCTGGAGCTACTGCTTGGACGTCCTGTGCGACCACCCCGAGTGTCAGCCCCGGGTCTTCATCGAGGTTCTGGTCGATGTAGTTGAACGTCTGCACCGGGATGGCGCAGATGATGTCGAGATAAGACTTCGAGGGGGCGAAGTTGGTCTTCTCCCGGCGGTCTGAGAGGTTGGCGTCGTTGGCCTGATAGTTGGCGATACCGCCGTTTGACCGCACCGACGTGCGGAGCGTTGAGCCGCCCACCAGATAGATAAATTCATTTCCGGTGCCGTTGGAGTCGGTGGTGTTCGTGTGAACCCACCCGTAAGGCGTGCCATTCGCGTTCTTGGTGTTGAGCGTCCATGTCGCGTTGCTCTGATAGATGGATGGCTCGTCGCTTGTGCCAAATGAGGTTCCATCAGTGGTTGACTTCAATGCGCCAGTAACCGAAACCACCCCATTGCCGATGTTCCGAATATTAAACGTGCTGGTGTCGTTGTCCCAATAAATGTCAGCCTTGGCGGTGGTGTTGTTCCTGAAGTGCAGTTGCGTGTACCGCTGGCTAGTGTTGTCGAGGTAAAGCTGGTCGCCGTTCCCCCCGGTGACGGCTGTGGAACCCGCAAGAGTGATCCCACCACTGGCCGAGAGCGTCATCGCAGAACCCGTGGTGGTCTGGATGTAGCCGTAAGTCGTGCCGCCAGACGCGCCAGTGCTATTCCAGAACAAGGCTGCACCGCCGCGAACGTAGTGGTCGGTGAGTCCGGTCAGAGACAGTGAACCCGTCGCACTCAACGCCCCGGTGACGGCCCACGCAGTCGTCGCGTTGGAAGTAGCGCGAATGGTGTTGTTTGTGAAAACGTGAAAATCCGTGTTGCTCACATTCCCCACAAAACCAGAATATGCAGAGCTTCCCGGTAAAGTTACGTTGCCTGTCGATCCTTCCATCCCCCACCGAATCTGCGCACCAGTATTCTGTAGGTTGAATTGCTGATAGCCGGTTGTCGCTGTACTGGAGTTAAATATGGTTTGCGCGTTGCCATACGTGCTTGAGATTTGCCCACTCGCCGTCAGCGTCGTAACGCTAGC